AAAAGGAACAGCAAAACAACAAAAACTAAAATGCCCAAAGTGTTCACATACAAGAAAAAACAAACAAGATACACCTCTTGCAATTAATCTTGAATTAGGATTGTATAATTGTCACCATTGTGGATGGTCTGGTAATGTTAAACTAAAAGAAAAAAAAGAATATGTTTTACCACAAGTAATTAAAACAGATTTAAGTGAACGAACATTAAGTTACTTTAAACAACGTGGTATAACAGAAGCTACTTTAAAAAATTGGAAAGTATCTGAATCTGTTGAATATTTTCCTCAAATAGATAAAAAACGAAAAGCAATTAATTTTAATTATTATCGAGATAATCAATTAATAAATATAAAATTTAGAGATGCCGAAAAGAATTTTAAAATGGTTTCTGGTGCTGAATTAATATTTTACGGATTAGATAATCTCAATGAGATGGATACTGTTTATATTGTCGAAGGAGAAATGGATGCTTTAAGTTTTTTTGAAGCTGGTATATATTCAGTTTGTTCAGTTCCGAATGGGGCTTCAAAAGGAAATCAACGTTTAGAATATCTTGATAATTGTTGGAAGTATTTTGTAGATAAAAAGAAAATTATTCTTTGTACAGATAACGATTCAGCAGGACTTTCACTTCGTAATGAACTTGCTCGAAGATTTGGTAAATACCGATGTAAATACGTTGAATTTGGTGAATACAAAGATGCTAATGAAGTTTTAGTTGAAAAAGGAGCAACTGTACTGCGTGATTATATAAATATTACAAAAGATTTTCCTCTTGATGGTATAGTAAATATTGACGATATTTGGTCTAATGTTTTAAATTATTCTGAAAATGGGATCACTAATTATAGCGTGGCTTTGGGTGATAGCGATGATTTCTTTAAAATTGCTTTTGGAGAATGGACAGTTTTAACAGGAATACCTAATTCTGGTAAATCTGATTTTTGTGATCAAATCTGTTGTAATCTTGCTTTAAAACACGATTTTAGAATAGCAATGTTTTCTCCAGAATCATTCCCATACGAGGCACATATTAAAAGAATAGCAAATAAATTAAATGGAAAATTCTGTGATGCTAATACTTTAAATGCAAGTAAAACATTCATAAAAGAACATTTTGATTTTGTAAAAATTGATCTTGAAAACCTAACACTTAAAAATATATTAGAAAAATTTAAAGAACTTGTTTTACAAAAAGGAACTAATATTTGTGTTATAGATCCTTGGAATACACTCGACCATTCAGCACAAAGAGATTATACTTATGTAGGAACAATGTTGGGTGAAATAACACAGTTTTGCCAACAAACAAATACTCATTTATTTTTAGTTGCACATCCAAGAAAAATGGATATAGATAATGGAACATATCGAGTTCCTACTCCCTATGATATATCTGGATCAAGTGACTTTTTTAACAAGGCATATAATTGCATAACTGTTTATCGTAATCTTGGGCAAAAAACAAAATATGATTCAGATAGTGTACAGATATATGTTCAGAAAGTAAAAAGAAAAGAAAACGGACAACAAGGAGATTTTATGTTAGCACCAGATTTTAAGAATGGGGGGGTATATAAACAAATAGATGAAAAAAAGCAAAGATTTACTGTAATGTCTGATCAAATACCTTTTTGATATGAATATAAACGAAAAACACTATATAGCTTTTAAATGGTGTTGTGATAATAATATTAGAATTTATCCAAAATTAAAAAAAGGCAAGTATATACTTGTTTATGAGATAAATGGAGTTTCTAAAACAAGTGGTAAAGAATATGATGTTAAATATTATATGGATGCTATCTGGGAATTTTATTTATTTTTGTACAATAAGCTAAATAATGCTACAAGTTGACTTTTTTCCGATTTATGGTGGAATGATTGGCATAAATTATTCTAATGAGGATATAGAGCAATTAGAAGTAATTGCAGATGATAAAAGACATACACTACAGTTTTTTTTCTTAATTTTTGGTATGAATATTCATTGGTTTATTAATAATGAATAAAGTAAAAAATACTTGTAATTGTTGGCTTGAAATAGGCAAATGTTACTGCGAAACACAAACAAAAAAGGATGATAAAAAAAGTAAACATATCGGTAATAAAACCGAACGAAGAAAACCCAAGATTCATAACTGACGCTAAATTTAAAAAGTTAGTTAAATCCATTAAAGAATTTCCTGAAATGCTTGAAACTCGCCCACTTGTAGTGGATGAAAATATGGTTGTTTTAGGGGGGAATATGAGATTAAAAGCATTAAAATCATCTGGAGTTTTTGAAGTTCCTGTACATCAAGTTAAAGGTTGGACAGAAGAACAAAAGAAAGAGTTTATAATAAAAGATAATCTTGGATATGGGGAATGGGATTGGGATATAGTAGCTAATAACTGGGATTTAGATAAACTTAATGATTGGGGATTAGATTTACCTGATTTTCCACAACTTGAGCCAGATGTAATAGAGGATGACTATGAAGAACCTGATGACTTACAAGTTGATATAGTTTTAGGAGATTTAATAGAAATAGGAGAGCATCGTTTATTGTGTTCAAGCTCTACTGACGCATCAAATTGGGAAAAATTATTAAATGGAAAAGAAATAGATTTAGTTGTTACTGATCCTCCTTATAATGTAGATTACACTGGAAAAACAAAGGATGCTTTAAAAATAGAAAATGACAAAAAAACGGATACAGAATTTTACAATTTTCTTTTTGACTTTTATTCTTCCGCTAATGAATTTGTGAAGAAGGGAGGGGCTTGGTACGTTTGGCACGCTGATAGTGAGGGCGCAAACTTTAGACAAGCAATGAAAGATGCAGGAATACTTTTTAAGCAATGTTTAATATGGGTTAAAAATTCAATGGTAATGGGAAGGCAAGATTATCATTGGCAGCACGAACCTTGCTTATATGGATGGAAAGATGGAGCATCGCATAATTGGTACTCAGATAGAAAACAAACTACAATTTTAAATTTTGATAGACCAAATAGGAATGCTGAACACCCAACAATGAAGCCTGTAGAATTAATATCCTATCAAATAAAAAACAGCAGCAAGAAAAAACAAATTGTTGCTGATGGCTTTTTGGGAAGTGGAACAACGATGGTGGCTTCACATCAACTGGATAGAATTTGCTATGGAATGGAACTTGATCCTAAATATTGTCAAGTTATAATAGATAGAATGCAAAAACTTGACCCAACTATTGAAATAAAAATAAACGGAAAAAAATATGATAGAATATTACCAGAAATTGATTCAAACATCTAATAATCCAAGTCATATAAAATATTATAAAAATATGCTCAAAAAATTTATGGGAGAAAAAATTAAAAAACAAAACAATTATACTCCAAGATATATGTTTAAAATAAATGTAAATAAAGTTTATTCTCCTGTTTTAAATAGATATTTTAGAGATATGGCAGAAGCATCAAGATTTGTTGAAAAAGGAAGATCATATGCTCGTAGATGTATTATTGGAGAATTAGAAAATAAATATAAATTTAAGATAGTTTAAAAATCTATAACGTTCTTTATAAGCAAACAATAATCAGGAAGGATTTTGATGATTGTTACCAAAGCAAAAAAAACGTAGTTTGTATAGGTTCTACGTTTTTACTTAATTTTGTACGATGACAGAAAGTGACAATAATATTAAAAAAAAGGCATTAATTGAGGCTTACATTAAATCATTTGGAAATGTAACCCAAGCCTGTAATGCAGTTGGTTTAAGTAGAGAAACATTTTATCGTTGGCAAAGAGAAGATAAATCTTTTAAAAATGCTATTGAAAAAGCAGAACCAGAAGAAAGGTTTATGGATTTTCTTGAAAGTAAACTCGTAGAAAAGATCAATGGGGGGGATACTACTTCTATAATTTTTGCTTTAAAAACAAAAGCTAAAAAAAGAGGATATGTTGAACGTCAAGAAATTGAACACAGTTCAGATGTCGAAACAGATATAATTTTTGAAATCCACAAGAGAAAAGAAGAATCTGAAAGCTAATGTTCAGCTTGAACATTTAGTAAAATCCGAGAAACGTTTCGCTGTATTACAAGGTGGAACTCGTTCTGGAAAAACTTA